TATTGCCAGATCAGTCCCACATCTTTGCTGTTGTCAGAAGGCAGTGGCGTGGCTGAGTATTGTAAAGGAAATATAGGATCAGTTAAAACAGTAGATGATAAAGTGGCCTGAGTACCAGTTACTTCCAAATTACCTATAATTTTTACATTACCGATAATAAATGCACCATTGCTCTGAACAAACAAATTGCTGCCACTTACGATATTGCCTCTGGCAACAATGGTGTTGGCATTTGCATAGGTAGTGGCGTAGATATATGTGTTAGACAAAACATAACCACTATCAACACCGGTAGCACTTATTGTAGTTTGTTGAGTTCCTGACAGTGATTCTTGAATGTAAGTAAAGTTATCGTTGACTATTTCAAAGGCATCTCTGATAGGCTCGCCTGTACCATCGTTTGCAGTATTACCAATATTAATTTGATCTATTGCCATTTCCTAATCCGTTCCTTTAACCACCTAAAGCTCGCAGTCTAGCAGCTAGCTCGTCCAGTGCTTGCTGTATGTTTGTAATTGTTCCGTCGTAATTTGCCATGTTGTTTGGTGTGTAACCTACATTACCTAGGTTGGCCCAGGTTATTTCTTTTGTGCCTGGATTAAAAACTAACACATTACCACCTGTGACTTCGCGTACCGGGCTTATGAATAAACCTTGGGCTGTGGTGTTTAAATCAGTCACGGATGCATTGATAACAATACTGTTTGCGTGTTGATTTAATACACCAGCATTGGCACCAATGGCAATAGCATTATTGCCTTGGAACCAATAACCAGAAAAAGTACCAACTGAAATTGAATTATTACCTTGGTATGTAGCTCCGGAATAGTCACCAATTGCAACTGATAAATTGCCCTGATTACTGCTGCCTGTGTAATATCCAACAGCAATTGAGTTGGCACTTTGATAAGAAAGGCCGGAAAATTTTCCAATAGCAATAGCATTTTCACCTTGATTTGCAGAACCTGCCTGCCAACCAATACCAATGGCAAACGCACCTTGATCTGTACTGCCTGCATTTGAACCCAATGCCACGGCTTCGCTGCCTTGATTAGTAGATCCTGCTGCAAGTCCAAAGCGCACTGTTGATGTGGTCTGAAGATACGAATCAACATTACTATTGGTGTAAGTGCCACTGACCGGTTGGTTATTTACTAATAAAGTATTGTTATTGACACTTATAGGTGTATTACCAATATAGATTGTGTTGTTGCTTACCCAAAGATCTCGCCATTGATAATTTACGTTGCCTAAACTATAAGTGACATTGGCCGCTGGAATTATATTTGCTGCTATTCCTGAATTAGAATACGCTGCAACATTAACATTGCTATATGATGTAAAAGTGCTATTTGCAAAAGTCTGAAATGCACCAATGTTGGCATTAATCGTGTTAATAGAAGTTGCCTGTGTGGCTGCATTTGCATTTGCAAATATTTGGTAGGCACCAATATTGGCATTGATTGTATTAATCGATGTAGCTTGAGTTGATGCATTTGCTGTCAAACTGTCAATATCCAGGGCCTGAGCGGCAGCATTGGCTACAAGCGTTGTAATACTTGCAGCTTGAACAGCAGCATTGGCATTAGCATAGGTCTGATAAGCACCTATGTTGGCGCTGGTAATATTTTCATTATTCAGGTATGCGGCCACATTGGTATTGCTATAACCAGCGGGTCCAAATTGTGCGTTGGCATAAGTTTGGAACGCACCCAAATTGGCATTAAACACATCAGCCTTGATTGCAAGTGTTCCAATGTTTGCATATAAACCAGGCACGTCTTGAATAGCTGTACTTTGAATAGTGCCATCTTTGAACTGCAAATTACAATACAAATAAAGATCTGCGTCCTTTCCTAAGCTAATGTAACTGGTATTTGCACCTATTACTATATTTTGATTGGTAATAATGAAAGCATTACTTCCAGTTGTAGAAATAACACTAGAATTTGGAAGTTTTTCAATAAAAGTGTTACCTGTAGGATACACAAAGTAACCCGAATTGGTACTACTTAAAATACCAATTTCTAAATTATTAACATTATTTGAGCCATTGTCTGCTACAAATTTTAAACCACTTGAAGCATTTGTTTGTGTGTTTGTGTTTTGAACTACAACTTGATACAGTGAATTAATGTTACCAACAAATATACCACCTAAATTAGGATAATTAATTGGACTGGCATTTCCAACTTCCAGGGCTGATGTGATTTTAACATTTACATTTGCTATAACATAATTTGCCTGAATATTGCCGTTAGTCAAAGCTGCCTTTGATGCTATAACTATATTGGCCGCTAGTATATCTGCACTTAATTGATTAATTTGCGCTGCACTGATGTTGGCGTTGGTTTGTAATGTAGTTACATTAGAATGAGTGCTGCCTAAGTTAGCATCAATGGTGATAATACGAGCGTTTGCTGCTGCTATGTTGGCATTGCTTGATGCAACATTTGCAAGATAAAAATTAACATTTGCATACAAATTGTCAATCGATGACTGTTGAAAAGCAGCATTAGATTGCAAAACTGATATAGCAGAATTGGCTGCTGTTAGATTTGCATTTACTAAATTGATTTGTGTTGCTTGAGTGCCGGCATTAGAACTCAATGATGCTATGTTTATGTTGGCCGCAGCAATATTGGCATTGATTTGATTTATTGATACTGCCTGCGCGGCTGAATTGGCTGCTAAACTTACAATGCTGCTTTCTTGTGCCTGTGAGTTTGAGGTCAAGGCATCTAATTGCTGTGCCTGACTTGCCGAATTTGATAGCAGGGTAGAAATGACAGCATTGGCTGCATTTACATTGGCATTGATCAAATTCAAAGACACGGTCTGACTGGCAGAATTGGCATTACTGAAAATTTGATAGCTGCCGATATTTGCATCTAGACTGGCAATGGCAACAGACTGAGTTCCTGCATTGGCCAACAATGTCAGTAATGTAGATCCCTGACTGGCAGAATTGGCTGTCAAATTGTTCAAATCCAATGCTTGAGCTGCAGAATTGGCCTGCAATGAAGAGATAGCTGCGTTTGCTGCTGATACGTTTGCGTTCAGACTTGACAAATTGGCATTGCCACCAAATGCAGTGTTTTGAATGGTACCATCTGAAAATCTAATAACTGTGTTGTGTGCAAATTGAACCACATTACCAGTGGTTATAGTGACCTGTGGTACTCCGATGTTGCCCGAATAAAATTGTATGTCATTGGTGTCAGACTGAACAATTAGATTACCGCCTGTGACAAAAACAAAACCATCATGAGGCTTGCCGGCTGGATATTCTGGATCATTCCACTGACTACCATTTATACCAAAAGCAGCATAGTTTGTGGCATCGTTTCCGTCATCGGCTGTGGCAACAAAATCTCCAGTGGCTGTTGGATTTAAATTTTGAAGATTTATTTGGTAATATCCAGCCGAATTGCCAAAAAATAATGCAGCTGGATTGGCCCAGGTTTCTCCTAGTGCTTGGTTGATTTCTGAACCGCCTATAAAATAACTGTCGGTTCTAATAGTGTTTGATGCCGAAATATAATTGGCAGATATATTACCGCTAAAATTGGCTCCGGACAAATTGGCTCTTAGCAGTATAGCAGCATTGGCAGCAGCAACGTTGGCATTTACAGCCTGCACATTGGCCAATATAGCATTGCTGCTCAAGGCATTGGCAATGCTGCTATCAACATAACTTACATTGGCCTTGACTGAAACAAGATTATTGATTTGTGTGGCTTGGCCGGCACTATTAGATTCTAGTGTGGCAATTCTAGCTGAATGATTGCTGATAACAGCATTTGCAGCAGTAATATTAGCACTTAAACTGTCAGTTACTGAACCAGTCACATTGGCAATATTGGCAGCAATTGCAGCATTCACATAGGCCTTGCTGGCTGCACCGGTGATATTATTGACTGTGAGTGTTACATTGCCTGTTAGGCCATTTACTCGCAACACCGGAGCAATTGGAACACCTGCGGCAGACACTGTGGCTATATTGCCCACTGTGGCATTGGCCAGGGTGGTTACAGTTAATAAAACATCATTTAATGGTGTTGTGCCACCTAGAACATTGCCGCGAATCACATACACATTACCCACCGCCTGCCCGGTACCTTGCAACACAGGTGTGGCAGCATAACTTTCGGTGTAGCGAATTACGTTAAAAGTAATACCTGCCACATTAGAAGCGATATTACCGTAGGTCAAACCTTGGCTATCTACGGTGCCGTAAAGTTCGCTAAAATTTTCATTAATTTTGGTGAATGCATCGCGTAACGGATCACCTGTGCCATCGCTAGCAGCAGCGCCAACGTCAATAACTTGCTGTACCATAAATCATCCTATATACTAGGTATTTATGGCTTTTGCTAGGAATGGAGTTTTGGCGGGATCAGTAAGGTGTGAAACTGCTACCGCAGCCGCAGGTGGTTTGAGCTTGTGGGTTGTCTATGCTAAAGTTGGCACCCATGGCATCTTCGGTATATTTGATTTTGGCACCTTGCAGGTACTGTGCGCTCATAGAATCCACTAATAAACCAACACCGTCGATGTTGAGATCAAAATCGTCTTCATTTTGTTCTTCGTCAAAGGTAAATCCGTACTGCATGCCCGAACATCCACCGCCCTGCACAAATATGCGCAGTTTAAGATCAGGATTGCCTTCTTCGGCTATGAGTTCTCTGAGTTTGGTTACTGCACTCTCTTGTAAATCAATCATTTAGTTTTCTCCATAAATTTTGCATACACTCTAGTCTAATTCTGGGATTTTGACTTCCATGGAAATGTAAAATAGCTTGATCAAATTTATTATTATTTAATTCGTTTATCATCATGGAATGCCGGGCACCTATTTGTTTAACTACCCACGCTTGCTTTTTTTCCCAGTTGAAGTTTTTCTGTAACAGCATGATCTGATTGGCAGCGTCCTGATCATAATTAAAAGAATCAAAATTCCAGTTCTTTATTGCAAGATCGTAATTTGTCCAAAATTCTTCGTCAAGCGTGGCGGGATAATATCTAACACCAGCATTGGCATTTTTTTTGTACCACTCTGTCGCATTAGCGTCAAATATCAGCGGATCATCTTCGCTAAACATGCGAAATTCATCAAAATGGCCAAATATATCCAGAGCGTGAACACACAGTGTGTCTGCATTGGTGTATAAAATGTTGCAAGGATAATTAGTGTGCCATATTTCTTGAATGGCCCGGGCTGTGTTTATAAAGCACGTATGTATGTTTTCTTGGTCACCAGTAAGTTCAATCAAAGTCCACTCACCGAGCAAGTTTTTTCTAAAACTTTTTATGCTCAATTGATGCATCAGTTCATATTCGTGGAATGAGTTTTTGAGATCGACGGGCTCACCATTACAAGTATCTAAAATACAATACAAGTCTTTGACTAGGAAATTACGCACGATCTCCTGCGTAAATCCTTCTGTTCACATATTCCCAATTGATTATGCGCCAAATATTTTGTAGGTATTTTTTCTTGTCTGTGCCGTAGTCTAATGTCCAGGCATGCTCCCACCAGTCAATCAACAACGCAATATCTGTGCGTATGGCATGATTTTTGATTGTTTTGATTTGACCGCTGCGGCTCAAGTAAATCCAATTTGAACCTTGCAATTTCATTGCTTCAGCTTCGATGTCTTTTTTAAAGTCTGTAAAATTACCAAAGTGTCTGTTAATTAATGCTAGACTGGCACCTGTAGGGCTGTTGCCATTTTTGGGTGGCCTCAACTGCGGAAAGTAGATGTTATGTAAATATGCGCCGGCTTCATTGAAGGTGGCATCGCCTTCGCCCTTGTTGTACCTATCCACATAACCACGTGCCAGTTTACCATAATGATTTTCTATTGTGGCTTTGCTTTTAACTGGCGATAACGCAGTCATTGCATAAGGCAGCTTTTTAAGCTCTAGTTTTTTCTTTTCTTCTAGTAAGTCAATGATATCACGCATATTGCTATTTAGTGCGATACACTATGCGACCACGATGCAGATCATATGGGCTCATTTCAATTTCTACACTGTCTCCTGCTAATATACGTATATTATTTTGACGTAGCCGACCCGCAATGGTGGCTATAATCTGATGGTTGTTTTCTAGTGTAACTCGAAACATGGCACTGGGCAGCAATTCATCCACCACACCAGTCATTCTAATTAAATCTTCCTTGCTCACAAATTCCCTTAATAAAGTACGTATTTATTGTGCCCATTTCTCAGCAGAGCAATTGTGTAACCATAAGTTAGGACGAGTATTTGTTTCACGCTGTGTAGTTCTAGGCTGACCATCTTTTGTGAAATAAATTTTCAATGAATCACTAGTGTGTTGATACGGTGCATAAACTCTATGCGGAATTATAAAAAAATAATTTTTTTGTGTTTTGGGTTCATAGACCATTACACGTAATTTGCCTGTTTTGTTTTTCAAACCACTCACGGTTGCGTAATTAGTAGTTTTATCATAATAAACTGTACTATATTTGCTATCAGACATGTCTTTGAAATCTGATCCTTTTGCATTCTTTTTGTTCTGTTTTAATTTTTTTTTGCTTTTTTTAACAATTGCTTTTTCGGCCAACTGACCAACATTGATTAAATCTTCTTGCCATAATAACTTTACTGCGTCTTTGAATTGCAAAGTTTTATTTCTAATATGATATGAAAAGGCCATATTAATCAACTGTTGATTCAATTTTATCTCCTCATTGATGAAATATCTTTGGCTTCTTGATCACTAAAGATTGGCACTGCATTTGACTTGTGCATGGTACCGATACCTACAATGTTGTCACCTGTATATCGCTGCGGCATGCGCACATTTACAGCACCTTTTACTCCAGTATCCAAACTGGGGATACGCGGCTGGTCAGCATCACGGCGCAAGGGCTTGGGTGACACAAAACTTTTGCGTTCCAGTTTGATCTTGTTCTTGGGGGCGTATCGGTCTTTGATGGCCTGCCACTCTTGTTCTAACATCTCAGCCTGGCGTTTTTGTTCTGCACTCGCAAATTTTTTCTTGCCCTTACGCCTACCCGTCATGCTCAGCCAAGGACCTTCCATGTGCATGCTCATAGCAACCTCACTTAATTAAGCAGAATTATATTATAGCACTAAACGGATTTAGCGTCAAGAGGATCCAGCACTTTAGTAATGGTTGCTTTTTCATTAACAATCAAGATTTTGTGCTTGGGATAGTAGATTTGAATATTGTTGGCTGCTTCTTCTTCGGACAAACCTTGTCCTAAAAATTTGTTGTTCTTGCCATAAGCTAGCACCACTTGATGGCCATTTTCTTCCACATGTTCAAAACGCAAAGCGAGAACTGCTTTTTCGGCTTCACGTAAAAGCTCGGCTTCTTCCACCGCATCATTGATACGATGTTTTAGTTGTTGCATAAAGATCCACGATCCTAGCAACTGCCACATAAGGTAAAAAAATACAGCCCAACCAAGGATATCAATAATGTCCATTTTATGTCCAAAGTGCTTGACGAATTCGGATCAGACGAATCATCATCGCTTCGTCCTCTTGTGTATACTTATCTTCAATCTCTTGAGTAGCGTCCAGTGCCCGACTACTTGCCTCTAATTCCGCCTCGCTGCGGTCTTCAAAGTCCAGCAAGTCTGCACCACTCGCTCTACGCTGTTCGCAGTAGGCCGACCAACCACCTGCATCATGTGGATCCGGTCGATTGGGATACACTTCGGTCCACCACTTGTATAACTCAAAAATTTCTCTAGCAGCGATAGCTTGGTAAGTGGGTTCGGCTAGATGCTTTTTGTCCTCTTCTAGAAAATCAGCATTGGTCACTTGCATTTGCCAAGCAAGATTATCTAGTCCGGCTTGCGGACAACGCCAAGTCCTCCAACGCCACCAACCAGTTGCCCAGAACGGAGCACGGTACTTGGCCCGCTCTGCTTGATCGCTCCAGGCTATGTGCCACCAAGCCAGCTCCACTTCAACAAAGTCTCTAAGTTCATTAAAAAGACATGGAAGAAACCTGCTCCCAACATCACGCCACTCGCCGCGAGGAATATCGCTTGCGCTAGCAGTAAGAGCGTGGGTACGAGTGACCCAACGATTGTTGATATAATATTTGATAGCATAGAGTCGATCCGGTATCCAGTAAACAATGGTTTGTAAAAAGTCTAGCCCTTCTTCGGCTATCCAATAGCGAATAGGATGCTTTTTCTGGGCAGCTTCACGCCATTCACGCCAGCCCTTGGAGGTAAGAGCCGTTGGGCTAGGAGTTCCACGAAGCCAGTCGGCAACGGGTCCAATGGTCCAATAGTGATTACGCATCTTTAAGAAAAGTGTTTGTTTAGCACTTCTAGCTTGTCTTCGTATTCAGCAATTTGAGCAATTTCGGCTTCCATGGCTGTCATCCAATCAGTATGATCGTGTATGGCAATAGGATTGTTCAACATCACTTCCACATTCATACGATGCCGGTGAATATTGCTTTCAAAATACGCTCTGGCTGCTTCTAGTAATTTCTTTCTCATAATCATTCCTTTCAAAAGTAAGTAACTTCATCCTGCTTTATTTAGATCTCCACATACTTTAGTTTGAAACGGTCGGCTCGAGCTTCGTAACCATCATAGCCTCTTGGATTGCACACAATTCTAGTGGTGCCGATCATGTAGTCAAAGTCCTCATGAGTGTGTCCGTGAGTCCATAATCGAATCTGCCTACGATCCAAAATGAACTCGTCTAGGTTGCTGCTATATGCACCATTTACCAGTGTTTCGTTTTTATACCTAGGATGAGTACTGGCCTTGCTAGGCGCATGATGTCCAACAACCACGGTCGGCATGTTAGGATACAGAGCCAATACCTCATCTAGTCCTTTGAGGAAAGCTTTATGATCCTCTACAGTGTCTTCGGGCATAAACACTTTTTTTCCGTCTGCACTTGTATTTTTCACATAATTGTAATCATTAAGCATCATACGGATACGATGCATGGTATTGGTATCTTCCCCATTCATATCCGTCCATAATGTACCACCGTAGAACACTACACCGTCGATAATTCGTGACTCTTTGTCCAAGAAATACGTATTAGACAAATTGGCAAAAGCTTCTCTGATGTGTTTTCCGCTTGTAGCAAAGTCGCCGTGATAGTGTTCGTGATTTCCCATGATTAAAATCACATGCCGAAATCTCTCTGCGCAACGACCAACAAATTTTACATACCGTTCAGCTCGAGCACGAGCCCTATGCAATACAGGTACAACTAGGCCACTGTCGTCAAACATAAAATCACGCAGCTCCGAGGCAATGAAAATGTCGCCGCCCAGCACCAACACATCGGCCTGTTCGTCGTTGGCCAAATCCAAGTCTCCAAATTCCAAGTGGAGATCGCTGCATACTGCAATTTTCATCTTAGGTCCATTTCAATGCAAAGTAACTGGCCTGTTCCGATCTATCAAATCTAAATTCATAACATCTGGCAGGCATCATGTGTTGCACCTCAAAGCTGCCGCCAATGTTTTCTTTGGCCCATACAATAGCAGCATGTGCTCGATTAACAGGAATATTTATTTTATACATAGCTGTATTATAGCACAAAAAGCATTAGAGGTCTATATAAATACCAAAAGGATCGGTATGTGGTTGTTGCTAATCATTGTGTTAAGTTCGGAACCACCATACAATCATCGCGGATCAGTACAAAACTTCTATA